AGTGCTCCGCTCAGATTATCTATTGTAATTGATGAGTTTAATTTTTTTGCTCCGAACCTTACGCTATCGGGTTTAAGATTAGTTAGCCCAGCCCCCGTCCTTATATTGTAAATTGGATCTACCTCCATGGAATAAGCAAATGAAGCTTCTGTTACTGACGTGTTATGATCTGTCAGTCCCGTTCCGTTAATTGTAGCATCCAAGAAATTAATAATCTTTTTGTCTTGCGCTGGTTTCGAGGTGTTTGGGGTAAAAGTTCCCGACCCAAGCTTTCCTTCGTAATCAAAAAGTTTAATATTCACCGTGGCTTGAGCGTTTGTATTCGGAGAAGCAGCTATCTTATAAGAGGTGAGGTATCCGCTTGGGAAAAGCATTTGGCCGAAGTTGCCCGATATCGGCGTGGTTTCTTGATATATTATGTCATTAAAATGATCTGCCCCAGTAAGAAAATAGGAAAAAGAAAGGTCAGCCTCTATCGCCCCCTCCGGTTTGAAAGAGTGTGCGTATTTTCTATTCGCGTAATACCTAGGCTTTAATTGAGTTGACACATTGAAAGAAAGATTGGCGGCCACATATTGTCTATCGTTCAGTACTACTGTACAATTTTTGTAAGTATAAAACATTAGTGGTACCTCCTCATCGAGAATGAAGCTTTCGCAAAATCATTTGAATCCACGGTTATGTCTGCAGATTCTATTTTCATGCCAGAAAAATCAAATTCCATATAACTATCAGAAGTGTCGCATAGCCCACTCAGGGGTTCAATTCTAATTCTAGGTGGAGAGTCTCCGTTATATTCATTAAAAGACGTTCCATCTTCCAGTTGCCCGCTAAATAGTTGCCATCCACTTTCTCCATAGAAAGTAATTGGGTGGTCGTCGGGCAATATACCTGAAGAATTTATACGGGCCGACTCCTTTATCACGTCTATCGTTTCCTCTGCCGTCAACAATTGTACTTGCTTCGGGTATTTCTGTCCTAGTACAAAAATTGGATTTATCACCCCTCTAAAGTCGTATTGAAAATCATAAACCGGTTCTAATATAGTGCTGTCTTCGGCAATAAGAGTAGTGGTCCAAGAATGAGCTAGGCCGCTAAAGCTGTCAGCATAATCTAATTTTTCCTCTCTTTTCTTTATGATCCCCGTTGGGGGAGTAAACCCTACATAAGAAGCCTGAGCTTTTATGACGTCATTTTGCGTCACTGATAAAGAATAAGAATTTAAATAGTAAGCTCCAGTAATCCCAGCCACCACTAGAACATTGGCGGGTATATCTTCGTAATTTGGATTCACTACGTTATGAACCATCCCCAAATAGTCCGTAACGTTTGCATAAACCGGGTCTTTTTCTACCTCCAAATAGTATGACATTCTTATTTGGGATGAATATTGACCGTCTGGATCAGAGGTTTCCGCAAGATTTCTACCCATAGATCGGACAGCGACTAGAGCATTAGAGGTAGATAATGAAACGCTTTCGGCCATCACGCCGGTTCCATTTACCCTTACGTCACAATTATTAAAAAAAATCATTTACCGAAACCTTGTACCTCTTTATCAATTACACTTAAAACTAATTCGTAATTGTAACTAATTGTGGGGTATTAAGGTTATTTTCGGAAGTGAGCAGGTCTTCTATATATACCTTATATCTGGCTTGTATTTTTAAATTATTATCGACATCTACTGTGTAGTTTTCGCCTATTAATGTAGCTCCCGTAAAATTAAATTGCGTTATTACATCATAAGTTTGATAATCTTTTATTTTGACATTAAAATTCTTAAGTTTCGACTTGCAAGGGTACCCCCTGAATGAACTCCCGGAATACCCTACGTCAGCGCCATTAACTTCGATCTGAAAATCTGCTGTCGCCGCCATGGGGTAGTCTATTTCCACAGAAAATGGGCTTCTTCTACCTATTTTGTAATAATCTCTTCTCGGTATTTCCAGCCCCAATGTAAAATTATTTACGATATTAGCATCAAAATCATCCATTGTTATCTCAATGCTTGTCGCTGCTGCAGTTCTGTATCCCCCCGTGGGCTCTGTCTGGGTAGAGCCAGTTATATGCCTTAATTCAGCCACCGCTCCAGTGGGCAAATCTCCAGAAGGAATTTTTCCCATGTCTCCTACTACCCTAAACGAGGCGTTTACTTCCGGTAATTGATCAACCGTACAACTTAATGTATATCTTGATAAATAACCCGAATAAAAGCTATAAAACCTATCAGGGTCAGTCCTATCATCAGTGATAAAGCCGTTAAAACCCCCACTTTGTATGCATTTTATGAATGGATCAGTATCTACAATGAAAGTTCTCAAAGAAAAATCGCCCACTTGTGGCCCCTGAGGTATTACGATAGAATTCGTTTGCCCAATAAATTCTAAAGGCGCCTCTGGTATTTGCCAATTATAAGACAGGGCTTGCGCACCATAAACCTGCCCAGACCCTATAAAAACCTCCTGATTTTCTCTGTTTACTATCTTGAACGCCATATAATACTATTACACTGCATATATTTTCCAATTACGTGTAAATAACTCAGGAAAAAGGATTGGTTTTATGGGCACAAATATTTATGATATTCAAGAGTGGACATCCGGAACAGACTACGTTGCCGACGACATAGTTTGGTATATAATTAGCTCGGGTGGGGTTGATCGCAAATACTATTGGTACGCCACAGTTGACCACACCGCTTCTACAGCGCCATCGCTTTCAAACGCGCAATGGGCCGGAGTAAAATATGACAACAGAACAGGAGGTAATAAACCATTTTGGAGTTGGAAACCATCTTATAATTTCAGCGTAGATTCTACCCCAAGAGTTAAGTCTCATAGGTTCGGAGACGGATACGAACAGAGGGTCGTAGACGGCATAGAAAGCATACTTTTAAAAGCGAGTGTATCTTTTGAAACAAGGAGCGCGAAAGAGTCTAGAGCCATGGCTCACTTCCTTAGCGCGAGAAAAGGCCAAGAGTCTTTTTTGCTTATGCTTCCGCCCCCATACAATATAGAAAAATTATATATAGCCAGAGATTGGGCTTTTAATCTTAATTTTTACGATAACAATACCGTAAGAATGACTATAGAGGAGGTGACGTCTTAATATGGCTCTAGATAAAAAATTAGATGAATTTGTCGACGCCAACGGCGATCCCGTAGTCGGCATAACAAAGTCAAAAAGGTCATACCAAAAAATTGTAAGTGATTTAGGCAGAACCTCCCCCTCCACTATAGTAACCTTGTTCGAAATAGATTTAGAAAATCTCCTCATAGACGAATCTATGTCTTATAACGCTGACGGCAATAGATCTGGAGAAGCTGTTTTCAGGTTTCATAACAACTTGAAACTTACCAAGCAAAAAATATACTGGAAAGGCGAAACGTATCACCCCCTACCCATCAAAGTAGATGGGTTCGAAAGCAGCACAAAAGGAGCTCAGCCTACCCCTAGAATGAGCCTAATGTCAAACGAAGAATCCGATACCCTATTTAGGGATTTCAAGGCTATGATAAGACAGCTGGATGATTTAATCGGCGCAAAGGTTACAAGAGCGAGAACTTTCAGCAAGTATCTCGATGCAGAAAATTTTTATAACATATCAGACAGCGGAACGAAGACAAGCTTAGGAGATGATGTTATTATTCCAGAAGGGTTCGAGCCAGACCCTTTGGCTGAATTCCCAAGAGAAATATTTTTCATAAATAGAAAAAGCACAGAAGGCAAAATGGGTATAGAATTTGAATTAGCTTCTTTTATTGATTTCGAAAACTTAAAGCTGCCCAGTAGAATTGTTGTTTCTAGATATTGTCAATTTCAATACCGAGGAGAAGGCTGCCTTTACGATTACAACTCTATAGTTCCAACCGACAAAACCAAACTTTATGATGGGTTTGGCTGTGACAACAGGGGGTTATTAAATTTTCCCGGCAATGCTCCCCCCATAGCGGATGAAAACGATGAGCTTATGAAGGATGCAGTTACTCAGTATTCCCCCACGAGTACGCCGACTAAATATAACGCAGCTTTTACCTATTCCGCCGGTAATCAAGTATATCTAATAAAAAATAATTTAAGATATTACTTCGTGGCGACAACAGATGTTCCCAAAGGGGAAGACGAACCCTTAGTTATACCCCCTAATAATAATTACTGGGTTAGCGATAAGTGCTCTAAGACGGTTAAGGGTTGTAAATTAAGATGGTCAGACACGTATAAAAAAGATCAAAAAGTTTTTGGTGCTAACACCGCCAATCTCATAGATAACAATGGGTATACCGTCAGACACACACATGGGGATTGTCTCGCTTTCGGGGGCTTCCCGGCGGTTGAGAAGCTAGAAGGAGGCGGTTAATATCGTGAAGGATCATATCAAAAAACATATAAGAGACCACGCTTTAGATGAATCACCTAATGAGTGTTGCGGTATTTTATATCAAGATAAAGAGTCTCTTGAATTGAAAGCTTTGAGATGCAATAATTTAGCTGGAAATAAAAAAATGATGTTCTCAATTGACCCTAAAGATTACCTTAGGGCTTCTAAGTTGGGAGAAATAATTTCTTTTTATCATTCGCATGTCAATAGTAGTAATTTTTCTGATTATGATAAAATACAAAGCGAACAACACGAAATAAAATTCATAATGTATAGCCTGAAAGACCAAAAATTCAATGAGTACGCTCCTAAAGGGGCCGACTCTTACTATATAGGTAGAGATTTTTGTTTAGGGAAACAGGATTGTTATACCCTAGGGCGCGATTACTATAAAAACGAATTAGACTTAAATATTAAAGATTACGACAGGGGTTTTGAGTATTCTTCCACAAACCCAGACCTGTATGAAAAACACTATTCAGACGAGGGATTTATTATAGTTTCCGAGGGGCCAGTCGAAGACCTATCTATATTAAAAAAACACGACGCGGTCTTAATGAAATGCTATGGCAAAAGGAATCCAAGCCATGGCGCAATCTATGTTGATAATAATTTGATTTTGCACCATCAAGTAAATTGTTATTCCAGAATCGAAGAATATAATTCGGAATTTAAAAAAAGAACCACACACGTACTAAGGCACGAAAGTCAATTTTGAAAATAACGGAGCAAATAAAACAAAAGATTAAAAAGCATTCTTTGGACGAGTCCCCCAATGAATGCTGTGGTGTTCTTTTGAAAAAGGACGACGCCCTTATGGTTAAAAGGTGCAAAAATATATCAGAAAAGCCCCTTAATCATTGCGTTATTTCCAAAGAAGATTTAGCAGAAGCAACGAAAGACTTCGAACTGTTTGCTATTTATCATTCTCATTTCGACAGTAAGGAATTGTCTTGGGAGGACAAAGCCGTTAGTGAGAAAATTGGCACAAAGATAGTTCTTTACAGTATCCAAGATGATTGTTTTGATTTTTATACGCCCAATGGGTCAATAGCTCCCTTTGAGGGAAGAGACTGGACTTGGGGCATTTTTTCTTGC